GTTTATTTAAAATCAAACCCGACCAATAACTTCTTCAAAGCTGACGCCAGTACGGGTAGCAACGAAGGTAAGAGTCACATAGTTAATAGATTTAGTTGGCTTCAGGAAAATGTCAGCACGGAATTCATTGTTATCAATAACGTCAGGGGTGTTATTAGTCTCATCACAAATTACTCTGAAGTCGTAAACACCACGTTTTGCCTGAACATCACGAAGATAAGGCTCTACGCTATTAACGAAGTTTGCCCGAGTAATTTGATCGTTTAGTTCAAACAGTTGAGCAGTGGCTACGTTTTCTAGGGCCTGTTCTACAGTTAAGAACAGTCTACGGACGTTAATGCGGTCAAAGGCAGAAGCATAACCAAGAGCAGTCTTATCACCAAATAGAATAATACCAACGCCAGGCTGATTGATTACGGCATTAATTCTTAGAGGATAAAGCTGATCTCTCTGTGCCTTATTTGGAGAATAGGCAAGTTTGATGGCATTGTTAAGAACACCACGCTGTTGTCCAGCAGGAGAGAACCAAGGATAGGCATTAATACCAGTTCTAACACAAAGTCCAGCAATATCAGCATTAGTTGGGATATAACGGAATTTGTTATTAAAGCGGTCGTAAGTATACTTATAGCCACTATCAAAAATGGCATAGCTACTTGATGCTAGTGGAGAGAAGAATTCAATTACATTATCAGTCTGAACATCAGTATTAGTCAAATCAACCACATCGGCTCTGTGTGGAGAAATTACCGCAATGCAATCTTTACGTTGATTGGCAATGGCAATAAGTTCTTGTGCCTTAGCTTGTGATTCAAACTTGCTGGTTAGACCAGGACCGTTAATTAGATAATCAACAGCAATTTCTTCTTTATTGGTGAATAGGCGATAGCCATTAACCAAATCTCCAAGAGTAGCAGAATGACCACCATTTGCTCCGTAATCCTTACCGCCACTTAGAGTGTAGGTGACATTACCTAGAGCAGAGAAAGTTTTACTTTGGGCAGGAAGATTCCATAGCCCCTGAGCAGTAGTCAACCCAACGTTAGTCTGATAAACTTTCTCATTATTTCCAGCATCAGAAGGGTTGTCGCCAGCATAGATGTAATTGGAGAATTGAGCAAGATAGTTCTTCCAGAAGATTTTCTGAGGGGAATTTACAGCAGAAACTGCATCTGAAGCCTTAGATAGACCGATATGCTTTTCAATCAAATTACCACGAATTCCAGTAATTGCCCCAGTATCATCAAATACAGCAATATTGATACCATCATTCAGGCTATCTCTTTCAAGAGCATACTGAGTGGTAGTTGGCTTGGGCGCAATGGACTTCCAGTAAATAGTGGTATTCGTTAGATTAATAGTTTGCTCATCGTACCAATCCGCGATCTGGCTTACGCTAGCAGTAGTTGAACCAAATCCAACAGTAGTGCTAGTGCGGAAAGATGCAAGCGGATCTCTCTGAGAGTAAACAATAGGAGTTTCAATATTAGTTCCAGACTCTACCTTAGCTACGATTTTTACATCGGCGGTACCAAGAGCAGTATTGATACCAGTAACAACAGCTTTTACATAACCAGTAAAGACTGAGGTAGTACCAACACCAATAGCAACACTAGTTACAGATGAAGTAACGGCAGCACCTACAGTTATCTGATTAGATGAGGTTGTTCCGATGGTGATAATTTGATCGGCCTTATCATCAATAAATGCAACCTTAAGATCATTAGCCCAGCTACCTGGAGTTTTAGCTGCAAAAACATAATTTACAGAATCATCATCTGCAATCTCAGCTTCATATTGATCATAGTTTTTGATCTTTAGTGAAACATCGCCTACAGTAGAAACACCAGAGATGTTGCGGGCAGCATTAGCATTGACTAAATTGGCACCATCGGCTCTGACTACCTTAAGAACACCACCATAAGAAAGGAATGAGCTTGCACTCATCCAATACTCATATTGGGCATCTGTACTAAGTGGCTTACCAAATACATTGATAAGATCTTGTTCTGAGGGAATATCTACAGGCTCAGAAACAGGACCAATAGAGAAAGGGCCTACAATGGCTCCGATATTATCATTAATGTTAGCCGGGCGACCAACAGTTAAATCAACTTCCCTTATTAGTACTCCTGGTGATAATTGTGGCGTTGCCATCTTTTCTCCCAATAAATCGTTTATCTAAAGATTATTTAGATTTTTTGGGGTTTTTGATTATATATTTAATAGAAATAATTCCACAAATTGGCTAGATCTTCTATTTCTTTCTCTGGATTTGCTGCCATCCATATAGTACCATCATCGCTCTGTTCAACTGCATTATCAAGACCCAAGTTAACAAAACCAAATGGCAATACACTATCATCTTCTTGTGCCATTTTCTCTTCATATAATTTTTTTCTTAGATCTTGGTCTTGAAGATCTTTAAAGTATTGATTAGTACATAGCCAGGCAAAAATAACCAAAGTGAGTACTAAATCATCGTTTTTTCCATCATCAGCTTCCCATGATCCATTTTTAGCAATGAAAGTAGATAACTCATTAATGGTATCAAGATCATTAATGAGTAATTTATCCTCTTCAATAAGAGCCTTTAGATTTAAACAACCAATGCGTTTTACATTCTTTTGCATCTTTACTCCCCAGGCAGCTTTTTCTGAGAAGTTTTGTCCGACAATCTGACCCTTTCTGCTACTAACGCTACACATTAACATGTTGTCATACTCAAGTTCATCATGTAATCCAGTGGCAACTTGATCACCAACGTCATTTACTTCACAAAGAATATATGCCTTGTTGTAAGTTTCAGCTACATCTTTTATAACATAAGGAAATAATAATGGCTTTATTTGATTATCTTTAAATTTTGCTACCTGTTTATATGGCATTTCTGTAATGTCAATAACAGAAAATGCAGAATAGTCTTTATTTACGCCGCGAGCAACGTCAACAGTAATGGCATAAACATGGTCCTTTATTGGTTCTTCGTAGATATCTAATTTATTTTTTGATCTCAATGGACTATTAAATTTTAATGCACCTAATTTACTTCCCGAAATCAGTGTATTGGATGATCCTAGGAACGAACAAACAAATTCCTGCTCAAAAGCCAATTCACCAATGTTAGATATTACTGATCTTCTCCATTCTTCATCTCTACCAGGAACATCGTACCAATTAATTTCAATTGGTACATATTCATTACGTTTATTGATCGCATCATCCCACATTTTATAGTACAAATTCATACCGTTAGGGGTTTGATGGCCCAAGAAATTATTATAAAGAACAGAATGACACCACTTATCACCCTCAATATCTGGAAGCGATACGTCAAAAACCTCGTTTTCCGACTTATCTATTTCTTTTATTTTTACCCATACTAAGTTCTCATGAACATTATCTTCAATGAAATCCTTTAAGTATTGATTGCCATTTTCTTGGATTTCATTTTTACTTGTTAAAATGGCTCTTCTTGACAGATGCTTGAATTTTTTACATCTGTTAACTAACCACTTTATTCTTGGAGTCTTAATAATAATATTTTCTCTTATAACACGAATAGAATCATTAATCACGTCCTGCTGATTGCCTTCCCTTTTGGGCACTTTTAATAAACTAAGCCTGTTTTGTTTCCTTTCAAATCTAAATCCAATTTCCTCAAAAAACTTTTTGGCAAATAATCCAGTAGCTTCAACATTATGATTTGTAGACGAAACTTTAACTCTTTCAGATGGTGGAGAAGTTCTCTCATAGTAGGAAGTTAAAATGCCCATATTAGCCAAGAGAAGTTGAACTTGACGCACCAATTCATATGAAGTTGACGTATAAGAAACAGACCCTATTTTTGTAGCACAACCATCTCCATCAAACATACCTTGAAGTAAGGCAATGAGATTTTCTTTAGACCAACTTAATACCTTGTTAGGCAAGATTTTCCGTGGAGCTTTCTTTGTAATGTCAAATCCAAGAAATTCTAAAAATTTAACTAAATGAAGTGAATTAATTGAATAATGTACTTCGTCCTTTTTTGTGTACTTAATATCAAGTCTAGTTAAGACCTCCGAAACGTCATCCCCACAACTGATTACAATTTGACCACCACT